CGGTAGCCCCGGCCCCCCGGCGCGGCAGCCCCCGGCCCCCGGCGCGGTAGCCCGCCCCCGGCGCGGCAGCCCCCCGACCCCCGGCGCGGTAGCCCCGGCCCTCGGCGCGGCCCCAAAAAGGCCGTCCGCACCCCCGGCGACCAACCCGGCGACCAAGCCCCCGACCAAGCCTCGGGTCCTACCCCGAGGTCAAAGTTTTGGGTGTCCCGCTCGCACCGATCCGCTAGTAAAAAAGCGCCGAAACGGTTGGTTTCTCAATAACTTCGCCGGGTTTCCCAAAGTTTTTGAAAACTTCCCCGCACGTTTGGTCACCCCCCCATGACTGATCCCAAGTTGACGCCGCACATGGCGCGGAACATCGAACTCTGGCCGATCTCGCGGCTCGTGCCCTATGACCGGAACTCCCGGACCCATACTGACGCCCAGGTGGCGCAGGTCGCGGCCTCCATTATCGAGTTCGGTTTCACGAACCCGATCCTCGTCGACGGCAAGAGTGGGATCATCGCCGGCCACTGCCGGCTTCGCGCCGCCCAGTTGCTGAAACTGACCGAAGTGCCGGTCATACCGCTCGACCATCTCTCGGAAGCGCAGAAGCGCGCCTACATCATCGCCGACAACAAGCTGGCCGAACTGGCCGGCTGGGACGAGGAGATGCTCAAACTCGAGCTCGGCGACCTCCGGAACGAGGAGTTTAATCTCGAACTGATCGGGTTTTCTCAGGAGGAGATCGACGACCTGCTGGATCTCGGCGAAGAGGGCGGAAAAGCAGGCCTCACCGACGACGATGACGCGCCGGATGTCGCCGAAAACCCGGTTTCGCAGCCCGGTGATCTCTGGATCTTGGGCAATCACCGGCTAATGTGCGGCGATTCGGTCGTCCTGACCGACGTGGAGCGCCTCATGGCCGGCGCGAAGGCCGATCTGGTCTTCACGGACCCGCCGTACAACGTCGATTACACGGGATATACGAAGGAAAAGCTGAAAATCCAGAGCGACAAGATGACGACCGAGGAGTTCGTGGCCTTCCTTCACGGTACGTTTGCCTCTTACCGGGTATTGATCAAGCCCGGCGCCTCGATGTACGTCTGCCATCCGTCGTCGTTCCAGCGGGAGTTCCAAAACGCGCTCGAATCGGCCGGATTTTCCGTGCGGGCGCAGATCATCTGGGCCAAGAACACCTTTGCCTGGGGCTTCGGCCGCTACAAGTTCCAACACGAGCCGATCTTCTACTGCCATGTCGAGGGCGAATCCGACGCCTGGTACGGCGACAAGACGCAATCCACGCTGTGGCAGGAGAAGAAGCCCGCGGCGAACCGGCTGCACCCGACGATGAAGCCGGTCGAACTGATTGAGCGGGCGCTACGGAACTCGTCGAAGGCCGGCGATCGGGTGGTGGACCTGTTCGGTGGGTCCGGATCGACAATGATTGCCTGCGAGAAGACGGGCCGGGAGAGTTCGCTGATGGAGTTGGACCCGAAGTACGCCGACGTGATCGTCAAGCGCTGGCAAGACTTCACGGGGCGCCAGGCGGTGCACGAAGAAAGTGGGCTGAGCTTCGAAGCCGAGGCGGCCGAGCGGGGACGCGATCTTGTCGCGGCGTAATTCATGGCATCCGAGATGTCGATCAACGCCTATGCGCGTTACCGCAACTGCCGGCCATTCACCGTCCAGATGGCCATCAAGCGCGGCCGGATCCGGCTGAACGCCAACGGCAAGATCGATCCGGCGGAAGCCGATCAGATGTGGGAGGAGAACACCAACCAGCGGCTGAATACCCGCGGGAAGGACTCGCCGCATCAACAATCGCCGGAGGCACAGCGCGCCAGAACGCGCGTGGAACCGCGGTCGCCGCCGGAGAGAGCATCGCCCGGCCCTCGAGCGACAGCGACGGGCGCTGGCGGCAGTACCCCGACCTTCTCGGAGGCGCGGGCGGTGAAGGAGTTCTACTCGGCCAGGCTGACGAAGCTGGAGTACGAGAAGGAATCCGGGACGCTCATCAGCGCCAACGAGGTGAAGGTGCAGACGTTCAATCGGTTCCGGGCGTTCCGGGACCAGATGCTGAACATCCCGGACCGGATCGCCGACGAGTTGGCGGGGATTTCGGACGCGCACGAGATCTTCCGGATCCTGACCGACGAGATCAAATCGGCGCTGAATGATCACGCTGGGGAAACGCTCAGCCAGTAGGGAGAGGCAGGACCGAATGAGCGACAGCATCACCGCCGAATCAGTCGTCGCGCGCGCCATCGCCGACGCGATCCGTCCCGATCCGCCGCTCTCCGTCTGGAAGTGGGCCGACGAGTACCGGATGTTGTCGAGCAAGGCGGCCTCGGCGCCGGGCAAGTACCGCAGCGAGCGGACGCCTTACCTGCGCGAGATCATGGACTGCCTGTCGGTCGAATCGCCGGTACGGAAGGTGGTGGTCAAGAAACCAGCGCAGGTCGGCTTCTCCGAGGCGCTGAACAACTGGATCGGTTACGTGATTCATCACGCGCCGGGGCCGATGCTGCTCGTGCAGCCGACCGTGGACCTGTGCAAACGGTACTCAAAGCAGCGCATCGCGCCGATGATCAACGAAACGCCGGTGCTGACTTCGCGGGTTGCCGAGGAGAAGAGCCGGGATTCGTCGAACACCATGCTCGAAAAGGAGTTCCCCGGCGGAATGTTGCTCATGACCGGCGCGAACTCTTCGGTCGGCCTGCGGTCGATGCCGGCGAAGTTCCTGGCGCTCGATGAGATCGACGCCTATCCCCCGAATGTGGACGACGAAGGCGACCCGATCGAACTGGCCGTGGCCCGCACGTCCACCTTTGCCCGCTCGAAGATCTGCATGGGCTCGACGCCAACGGTCACTGGGCGCAGCCGCATCGATGTGGCTTTTGAAGAGACCGACCAGCGCCAGTTCTGGTTGCCGTGCCCGCACTGCCACGACCCGCAGGTTCTGCACTTCTCGCGCCTGGTCTGGCCGAAGGGCAAGCCCGAGAAGGTCGAGTACCAGTGCATCCACTGCAATCAGTTCATCCAGAACTACCAGAAGACCTGGATGCTGGCGCGTGGCGAGTGGCGGCCGACGGCCGAATGCGATCCCACCATTCGCGGCTACGCCCTGACCGGGCTGCTGTCGCCGGTCGGCTGGCTCAACTGGGCCTCGATTGCCGCCAAGTACGAGCAGGCCGAGAAGAAGACCGACTTCCTGCAGACCTTCTACAACACCGTCCTCGGGGAATCTTACAGCCTGGGCGGGGAGACGCCCAACGATGCCCGGCTCTACGAACGGCGCGAGTCGTATCCCATCGGGCGGGTGCCGCGCGGCGGTCTGTTCCTCACCGGCGCAGTGGACGTGCAGATCGACCGGCTCGAGGTGGAAATCAAGGCCTGGGGCCGTGGCCGGGAAAACTGGTCGGTTGACTACATCGTCATCCACGGCAGCCCGAAGGACCAGGTGGTCTGGGACCGGCTGACCGAGATCGCCGAATCCAGTTGGCCCAGCGAGTACGGGACGACGATGAAGCTGTCGCGCCTTGCCGTTGACTCGGGCTATGCCGCCGATCAGGTCTATGCCTGGGCGCGAGGGAAAGGCAGCACCGTGATGGTGATCAAGGGTGACTCGCGCGTACCGGCGGTGCTGGGTGCGGCATCCGCGGTCGAGGTAGGCCCGATGGGCCGCAAGATCAAGTCCGGCGTGAAGATCTGGCCAGTTAACGTGAACTTCGTCAAAGAGGAGTTGTACCGCTGGCTGAACCTCGATGCCCCGGACGTCGAAGCCGGCGAGGCGTATCCGGATGGTTTCTGCCACTTCCCGCAGTACAACCGGGAGTACTTTGCCCAGTTGACCGCCGAGCAGCTGGTCACGATCACCGACAAGCACGGCTACCGCAAAACGCAGTGGCAGAAGATGCGCGACCGCAACGAGGCGCTCGACCTGGCCGTTTACAACCGCGCCGCCGCGGTCGCCTGGGGAATCGACCGGATGGAAGAGAAGCACTGGGCGCACCTTGAGGAGCTGCTCGGAGCGCGGAAGCAGCGGCTTGAGGAGTCGCTTCGTGCGCCGAACACCGTAACGCCAGAACAACCGGCAACCCAGGTGGCGGCGCCGGTCTCGCCCGTAGCTGGGTCCCCCCGCCGGCGCATCCGCTTCCGCTTCAACTAACGCCATGGCCTTAACCGATCAAGAACTCGAAAAGATCCAGGAAGAGACGCTCGCCAACTATTTCTCCGGCGCGCAGGAGATCCGGCACGGTGATCGCATGATCCGGATGCACGACCCGGACAAGGTGAAGACCGTGATCGAAGACCTGGAGGCCCGGCGGCGAGCCGCCACCAGCCAGCCGACGCGACGCCGGATCCGGATCTACGTCAGCAACGGACTGTAAATGAGCCTCATTCTTCTCAATCTTCCGGCGCCGCCCGCGCCGTCGGCGCCCGAACGACGTGGCCGTCCCCGGGCTTCGACGTCCAGTCACTCCGGCTCTCGCGGGCGTCGCGCCGCGGCCTGGCAGGCCAGTTCGGCGGGTCCGAACGATATCGCGCAGCAGGACCTGGAACTCACGCGGAACCGGTCGCGCTTGGCGAGCCGGAACAGCGCCTACGGTGGCAACGCTATCGACAGCCTGGTCGCCAACCTGATCGGAACCGGGATCAAGCCGCTGTCGCAACATCCGGATGCCAGGATTCGCGAGGCGATTCACACCGCCTGGCGGCGCTGGACCGATCACGCGGACTTCGATGGGCGCACGGACCTTTACGGCCTGCAGTCACTGGCGACCCGCACGATGGTCGAGGCCGGCGAGGTCCTGGTGCGGTTTCGGATCAACCCCAAAGGGGACACACCGTTTCAGATCGAGCTGCTCGAGCCCGACCATCTGCCGGTTTATCTGAGCCGGTTTCCGAGTAGCGACCTGCCGAAGGGGCACCGCGTGGTGTGCGGCGTTGAGATCGACGGCGATGGCCGGCGGCAGGCGTACCACCTCCTGCGCGGCCACCCCAACGAGAGCCATGCGTATGGTTTCACCGGGGCGACGGAGACCGTGCGGATTCCGGCCAGTGAGATGCTTCACATCTTTCACTGCCTGCGTCCGAAGGAGATCCGCGGCACACCGTGGCTCGGCCGGGTGCTCTGGAAGCTCTATCAGCTCGACACCTACGACGACGCCGAGCTGACACGCAAGCAGATCGCCGCCTCGATCACGGGCTTCATCATGGGCAGCCTGCAGGAGGGCGCGCCGCTGCTCGATGTGCAACCGGGCATGGGGAGCGTGGCCGATGCGGTCGCGCAGGTCGAACCGGGAACGCTGGTGGATCTGGCGCCCGGGGAGACGGTCGACATTCACGAAGCTGCCGACGTTGGCGGGATGTACGAGAAGTACATGCAGCAGCAGTTGCGGGCGATTGCGGCCGGCTGCGGCGTGACCTACGAGCAGCTGACCGGAGATCTGACGGAGGTGAACTACTCCTCGATCCGGGCCGGGCTGCTCGAGTTCCGGCGTCGCTGCGAGCAGCGCCAGCACCAGACCTTCGTCTACCAGTTCTGCCGTCCGATCTTCAACGAATGGATGCGCTGGGCGGTGTTTTCAGGTGAACTGGTGCTGCCGAACTACCTGCGGGAGCGGACGGCCTACCACGAGGTGAAGTGGGTGACGCCGGGATGGGCGTGGGTCGACCCGCTCAAGGACGCCAACGCCGCGATTCAGCAGATCAAGTTCGGGCTCACGTCGCGCGCGACGGTGGTCAACGAGAAGGGCGAGGACATCGAGCAGATCGACCGGGAGAACGTGCAGGATCAGCAGCGGGTCAGGCGGCTCGGCTTGCAGTACGGGGACCCGCCGCCCCAGAAAGTGGCCCGGAAAGCGAACGCGGAGACGTTTCCGCTCGATCTCGACAGCAATCCAGCACTCGGAGGAATGCAGTGAAACAGACTACGCCACCCAAGGTGGCCCATCCGCTGGCTCGTCTGGCGACGCGGGTCTTCGGCACCCCGCTGTTGATTCAACCGGACAAGCTCGAGGTCATTCTCTCGGCCGTGGGCCCGCGCTTCGTCATCGACGGGTTTCCGGTTGCCGTGCCGGAGCTTTCGGCCTACCCCGAGAGCGGGGACACCGAGACACTTGCCGTGACCCCGGACGGTCTGGCGGTCGTTGACATCTCCGGATCGCTGGTCAACCGGTCCTCCTGGCTCGATGCGCAGTCGGGCATGACCAGTTACGGGCAGATCCGTAGTGAGTTGGAGGCTGCCATGGCCAGCCCGGCGATCCGTGGCGTCCTCATGCGCATCGACTCGAACGGCGGCGAGTGCGCAGGCTGCTTCGACCTGGCTGACGCCATCTTTGCCATGCGCGGTACCAAGCCCATGTGGGCGGTCGTCGATGACTCCGCCTTTTCTGCCGCCTATATGATCGCCTCCGCCGCGGACAAGATCTTCGTTTCGAGGACCGGTGGGGTCGGCGGTATCGGTGTCGTGGCGACGCATGTCGATGCCAGCGGCTCGGATGAAAAGGCCGGTCTGAAGTACAGCATGCTGACTGCCGGGGCGCACAAGAAGGACTTCAACGCCCACGAGCCGCTCTCGGAGGGCGCCCGCAGCGAGTTGCAGGCCGAGATCGACCGTCTCTATGGGCTGTTTGTCGACACCGTTGCGCGGAACCGGGGCATGCCTGCCGAGTCGGTGCGCGCTACCGAGGCCCGCCGTTACTTCGGTGAAGGCGCGGTGGCGGCCGGGCTTGCCGATGCGGTCTTTCCCTTCGACCAGGCCGCCGCACAGATGGCGGCGAACATCCGCCGCGCGCCGCCCGGGCAGGCCATAGATCCCACCACGCTGAGGGCCGACGCGCCCGTTGCCATCCCCCTTCCGGATCTCGAGGATCCGCAACCACCATACGAACCCGAGGAAAACGATATGAACGAACACGACTCTCTGCAGGCCGCTACGCCGGCCGCCCCCGCCGTGCCAACGGCGCCCCCTGGTCCCGCCGCGACGCCCGTCGCCCCGGTGCCGCCCCAACCTGTCCAGCTGCCTGCCGCACCGTCTGTGCCGCCTGGGGCAAGCGCCGAGGAGATCATGGAGCTCTGCGAACTTGCCGGCTTTGACTTGGCGACAGCGCGGGAGATGCGTTCGCGCAACCTGACCACCGCCCAGGTCCGGCAGGAGTTGCTGGCACGTCGCGAAGGTGCGGGCCCGAAGGGTCTGAACTCCGTGGTCCTGCCCACCGCCCTGAACCAGACCGAGCAGATGGAGCGAGCGGCGCGCGAAATGGCCGCCAAGTCGGGGCGCAACTGGCAGCAGCACTATGCCGACCAGCTCATGACGAATCCCGTGGTCTACGACCAGTACCTGGCCGCGAATCCGGCCCAGACCCAGACGATCGCCTAAGCCGGAAGGAGAAGGAACCCTATGTACGAAGAATCGCTCAAGTGTGTGACGCTCGAAGCCGGACAGGATCTATCGGCCTCGCAGTTTTGCTTTGTCTCGATCGCGGGGGACGGGCAGGTGGACCCGACCGGGGCCGGTGCCCTGGCCGACGGCGTCCTGCAGAATGATCCGAACGCGACCGGCACCGCCGCCACCGTCGCGATCGGTGGAATCTCGCGCGTGGTGTGCGGTGGCGTAGTGAGCCGCGGCGCTCTGATCACCAGCGACGCCTCGGGCCGCGCTGTTGCCGCCACCATCGGCACCGAAATCGCGGGCCGTGCGCTCGCCGCCGGGACCGTCGGCGCATTGATCCCCGTCCTTCTGAAACTCAGCGGCCGGGCCACGGCGGCTTAACGAACCGCCTCAACCGAACCATCGAGGATACCTATGAAACCTAGCCAAAAATATTTGAAATTTGATTTCCATCGGCCGCTGAAGGATGATCGGTTTGCAAGGACTGGTCAACCGGAGGCAACCGATGGAAACATTCACAAAGCTGTTTGGCAGCCTGCTTGTATT